ACTCGTCGGTCCCGGTTAGCAGCATGTGCCGCGCGATCGACGGCTGGAACTGCATCTTGCGGGTGGCTTCCTCGGCGCGCTCGTCGGGCAGCAGGTGCTTCTTGTTGTGCATCTCGATGGCGGCCCCGGCCCGGGCGATCAGGTCGGAGTGCTTCACCATGCCCTGGCGGACCGCGTTGAGGTCCTCGAACGGGTCGTGGCGCTGCAGGAACTCCGGTGCCCCGCGCACGCCCGTGTCCGCACCGGCCTCCGCGCCGCCGTCACCGGCGGCGCGGGTGATGCCGCGGACCTTCTCCATCCGGGCGACGACCGGCTTGATCTTCGCCTCCAGCTCCTCCCACCGCTCGACGAGCGTGTCCCGCAGGTCGGCGGAGTCCTCCTCGGTGACCGAGTCGTCCTCCTCCATCCGCTGCAGCTCGGCGCGCACGCGGGCCTGCTCGTCGAGCAGGTCTTGCAACCTTGCCATGGTGCCCTGTCTTTCCGGGCCGCCTAGAAGGCGATGCCCTTGGCCTCGCGCAGTTCCTGCGAGCGCAGGCGGTACAGCGCGTGCTGGTGATACCGGGCCGAGGTCGTGTCTTCGGGCACGCTGCCGGTGCGGGCCGTCTCCTCTTCGACGGCCTGCTCCTCGGATTCCGGGAGATCCGGCATCTCTTCGAGATCGCCGGGAAGCTGCATGCGGACGCCGAGGATCTCGGCACCCGAGTACGCGGGCCACAGCACCGGGCCGTACTCGCGCAAGCCGAGCACCGTCCGGCGCACGGTGGTCAGGGCGCCGTTACGGCGCCGGTAGCGGTCACCCGGGCCCTGAAGCTCGGGAGAGGAGCGGATGATGCCGCCGACGAACGACTGGGAGTTGATCGCCCCCGACTTGATCTTCGACAGGATCCGCTCGGTGAACGGGTCACCCGCGTCGTACTCGGTGCGGGTCAGCAGGCCGCGGGTCTCCGGCCGCACCTCGATCGGGGTGCCGATCGGGACCTGGAACTCCGGCGCCGGGGTGCCCTCCGCGGTCTTGCCGTGGTTGTAGAGCACCTTGACCGCGCGGGCCAGGCCGCCGGGCTGCCGCGCGATCCTCGCGAGGACCTGGTCGAACGCGCCCCGGTCGATCTCCTCCATGTAGTGACCCTGGTGGTCGTGGATCTCCGCGGGCTGGTTGAACACGGTGGCGTACGCCTCGACAACGCGGCCCGACCCGTCGCCCTCAGCGCGCGTCAGGATGTGGATGTCCTCAAGCGGGTAGAGCCGGACCAGCTCGGACGGTGTCCCGGACCGTGACGCGGCGCCGGCCTTGGCGCGGGCGTGGACGGCGAGCTTGGTGAACGCCTTCTTGCCCATCTTCTTCCGGCCGATCCACGCGGCGAGCGCGCCCGGGTCGTGGGCGCCCTTGGCCGCCAGCGACGCCGTCAGCTTCTTGAACCGGGCCCCGGTGCCGAGCTTCGGCACGCCTGCGCGGAGGGTCTGGTGCTGCCCGTGGACGCGGCCCTGCCAGCCGGGGAGTTCCTGCGCGACGTCCTCGAAGTCGCCGACCTTCATCCCGGTGATGTCGGGCAGGTCGGAATGGTCGCCGTCCCAGGACGCGCCGAGGCCGTCCTCGTCGTAGTCGGTGTCATAGTCGGCGTCCATGGTGGCGCCCGTCGCGGTGGCCATTGCCCGCCTCGCTTTCGATCCTCGCGCCTTGTCTGCTTCCCACTGAGCGACCGCTTTCGCCGCGGCGGCCTGCACGTCGGGGTGAACCTTGTTGCCGTGGCCGTCGTGGCCGTCTTTCCAGTTCTCCACGATGCCCACGGCCTCGTGGATGGCTTCCGACTCGGTGCGGCCCTGCGCGGCGAGGTGGTGCGCCACATGCTGCATGTAGGCCGGGAGCTGGAGGCCCTTGTGGTGGAACAGTCCGGGGCCGGACGGCTTGCCGAACGGCTTGTGGATCGTGGACGCCTCACCGGTCAGCGGCGTCCGCGACAGGAGTTCCTCCAGGCCCAGGCCGGTCACTGCGCCAGCACCTCCGCCAGCCCGTCGTGCAGCGCGACCTTCGGCGTGTAGAACGTGCTCAGCCGCGTGATGTCGGCGACCAGCGACGGCACCCCCGCCGGCATGTTCTCCAGCACCTTCACCTCCGGCCTGTGACCGGCCGCGCGGCCCATCATCGCGACCAGTTCCCGCAGCGACGTGCCGAGCCCGGTACCGAGGTTCACCGCCCCGTCGACGCCGTGGCGGACGGCCTCGACGACAGCCGCGGCCACGTCGCTGACATGGATGTAGTCGCGCACCTGCCCGTCGTCGCCCCACACCTCGACCGGGTCGGCCCGCCGCCGGATCTGCTCGCTGAAGCCGCGCACCGCGAAGCCGTCGTTCATGCCGGGGCCGTAGACGCTGAACGGCCGCACCACCGTGACCGGCACGCCTTCAGCCGCGACCGTCTCCGCGAGCAGCTCGCCGGTCAGCTTCGCCCACCCGTACAGCTGGTCGGGCCACTTCGGCTGCCGCAGGCTGATGTCGTCCTCATGCAGCCGCGCGTACCCGTGCTGACCGCAGGCGACCGGGTAGGCGCACGACGACGAGAAGTACACCAGCCGCCCCGGCCGTGTCCTGGCCGCCCACCGGAACAGTGCCGCGTCGATCTCGAGGTTGGCGGCGTGCTCGACCGGCGTCCAGTCCATCACCCGCCGGCCGCCCACCACCGCCGCGCAATGCACCACCACGTCCCACGGATAGTTGCCGGGCTGCCGGCACCAGTCCCGGACATCCCAGCCGGTGGCCACGTCCATGCCGCACACCTCGTAGCCGGCAGCCTCCAGCGCCTTGACGATGTGGCGGCCGATGAACCCGGCCGCGCCGGTGACCAGCGCCCTCACAGCGGAAGCTGCCTGTCATCGCCCGGGTGAACATAATCGCAGTACCGCGGATGGTCGAACAGGTGCGCCACGTACATACCCTCCGTCCACGCCGCGTCCGGCACCCCCGGCTTGTACCGCAGACCGCTCAGCCGCGCCACCTTCCGCGCGGCGCTCCCCGCGTTGAACTCCCCGATCGCCGCCAGCGCCCCGGTGAACTCGCAGTGCATCTCCTCATGCGGGCCCACCGTGTCGTCGAAGTAACACAGCACCCGCGGCAGGAACCGCCCCGCCGGGCCGCCCAGCAGCGCCCGCATCGCCGCCAGCGTCGACGAGCAGTAATCCAGGTCGAACGCCGCGAACCCGACAGGCGGCCCGCCATCCGCCAGGAACTCCCCCGCGGTGACCGCGATGTCGCCCAGTCGCAGCTCAGCGAACCGCAGGCTCGCCCGCAGCCGACGTTCGTCCATCGCGAAGAACCCGCCCCGCCACACGTACGGCAGGTCCCGGTAATCCGCCGGCTCCGGCAGCCCGGTCCCCAGGTCGAACCCGGTCACCGCCACCGCCGTGCCCTGCGCGGCCAGCGCCAGCCGCTCCAGCTCCAGCAGCCCCTGCCCGCCGGCCACCCCGAGCTCGAGCACGCTGACCGCGGGCTCTCCGAGCGCGCGGGCCAGCGCCGCGGCCTGCGTCACCCCGTAGGCGTAGCCGCCGTAACCGGACAGGCTCACGGCTCGTCGGGGACGCCGTGGCGCTGCTCGGTGATCGTCATCGTCGCCCCCGGCTTCACCGCCCACGTGCACCCGGCCGCCACCAGCCGCTCGGCGAGGCGGCCGTCGCACTCGTACCCGTCGGCCTGCCAGTTCGACTTGGCCAGCACCGCGGCCCGGTACATGAAGCTGCTGGTGTCGATGTTGCCGACCTGCGGCGGCTGCGACCGCACCATCCGGCCCATGTGCATGAAGTCGGAGCACACCAGGTCCGCGCCGGTCTCCTCGAACCGGGCGACCATCTGGGTGACGTGCCCGGGGTCGAGCGTGTTGTCGTCGTCGAGGCAGCCGATGTACTCGCCGCGGGCCAGGTAGGTGCCGGCCAGGCGGCAGATCGCGCTGTTCGACCCGTTGCCGAACGGCTGCGTCCAGTTGCGGCCGAGGCTGACGAGCCGGCGCATCGCCCCGTTCCGGTCCTCGTACCCGGCGCCGAGCAGCACCGTGCGGAGCGCCTCGTCCTGGCCGTCGGTGATGACCAGGTGCTCGATGGGCTGGTAGTCCTGGCAGGCGACGGCGGGGATCGCGCGCTGCAGGATCGTGCGCGGGCGCCCCCAGGTGCCGGTGATGATGCTTACCAGCGGCCGGTCAGCCACGGCCGCTCCCGGTCAGCGCCCGCCGCACGCTCGCCGGCCGGACCGCGGCCTTCGTCCCGTGCTCCCCGCTGCCCGGCGACACCGGCGCCGCGTTCAGCCGCGGCGTCACGCCCTCCACCACCGCTGGCCCCGGTCCCGAGCCGGGCGCCTGCGGCAGCAGGTGCTGGGTCTGTGACGCCCCCGGCGGCTGCGCCGGCATCGGCGCGTCCGGGTCGGCCACCAGTTGCGACACGTCGTTCGCCGTCACCGCCAGCACCGCCGACTCCCGCGTGTAGCCGGCGTTCCGCATCGTCAGCAGCGCCTGCGCCCGGATCAGCGACTCCTGCGCCCGTTCCTGCTCGCCATCCTGCAGAGCCTGGATGTCCGAGGTGTCAAACCACAGGCGGATCCCCGCCGGCGGCAGCCCGGGCACGAGCTTCTGCAGCGCCGCGCACGCCGACCGCCACTCCGGCCGCATCGTCAGGTCAGCGAACCGGCGCACCACATCCTGATAGGACTTGCCCGCGCCCTTCAGCGACTCCAGCCCCACCAGCAGGCCCGGCACCCCGGCCGCGGCCAGGATCCGCTCCGCCCCCGCCGACTGCACCGTGTCGAACGACATCTGCGAGAAGTTGTTGCCGATGATCGTCGCGTCGGCGCCCTGGTCGAGGACCAGCGTCTTGAACGCGTTCGACGTACCGCCATAGCGGGCGCCGATCCGCTCCCGCAGCGAGTCCACCGTGCCCGGCTGCAGCTTCTGGCTGTAGCGCAGCAGCAGGTTCGGCGACGCCCCGTTCTTCAGGAACATCTGCTTGTACGTCGTCATCTCCGAGTCGGCGTCGACCTCCCGCGCGATCGGCGTCAGCGGCGACATGCCCCGGAAGTTCGCCTGCGGATCCGGTGTCGGCGCCCAGTGCGCCACCTCCGACACCAGCGCGGTCATCGGCGGCCCGAACTCCGGCTGCGCAGCCTTCGGCGGCTCGAAATGGAACCCGATCTTGTTCCGGTACCAGCCATCCGCCGGGTCCGGGCCCAGCGACACGATCTCGCTGATGATCGTCACCCAGTCCGGCCGCCACCGCACGAGCCGCCCCTCGCCCGGCGGCGCCCACACGTACCCGTTGCCCGCCAGGAACGCGTCCTGTTCCATCCGCGCCAGCAGGTCACCCTCCGTCGCGTCCGGCCACGGATGCTGCAGCAGTCCCAGCCGCTGGTCGGTGAAGTTTTTCTTGTCGCTGACCGACTGGAGGACGAACCGGGCCTCCGCGAACAGGGCCAGCCGGATCGCCATCGCCGAGAAAACCACCGTGTTAGACCCGGCTGAGTTCAGGTTGTGGCTGGCGAGCTGCGGGAGGATCTTCTCCCGGTCCGGCGAGCTGTAGGTGGACAGCAGGACGGCGGCGCCGCTGGCCTGACCCTCCCAAAAGGTGGACCCGTAGCGGCGCATCCGGTCGATCAGCCGGGTCACGGTCCCTCAACCACTTTGAGGCTCATTCCCTCGTCAAGAATCAGCACCGGGACGCCGGGGTATTCCTGCTCGACGATGGCCCGGATCCTCTGCGCCATCTGAGACGTGAGAGGACGGTCAACCTGAATGGCCAGCCGGTCGCCGGGCTTGAGCGTGAGCCGCTGAACCGTCGCCCTCATGGCGCCGCCCGGAACCGCGCCAGCACAGCCTCATGCGTCACCACACCATCCGCCGACGGCTCCTGCGCCGGCCCCACATCCCGGAACAACGCATACCAGCACCCGAACACCGAATCCGCGATCACCGCCAGCCCCACCGCCCACCGGCCGATCAGCGCCGCGCCCAGCACCACCCCGCCGAGACTCAGCAAAAGCAGCAGCGCCTGACGCCGCATCGGAGACACCCGGGGCACCCCGTGAGACACCAGGACCGCACAGAGCCGCACAGCGCCGCGCAGACGACCCGTCACCGCCCCTCCTCACACCACGAACGCACCCGGATCCGACACCCGCTCCCAGTTCCGCAGAGCCCACACCGCCAGCGTCGCCGCCACCAGCGGCGACTGATCAACGCCAACACGCGGATCCCACGCCTTCGCGCCCGCCAGCGACCGCTGCTGCGACGCCCGCACCGCCGCCGTCAAAGGCGGCTGCTCCTTGCGCTCCAGGCCGCCCTCCGCCACCAGGTCAAGGAACTCGCCGTGCGCGGCCGCGACCTCCTCGGCCGTCGGCAGCAGCGCCACGATCCCCGCCTCGAGCAGCGGCTGCACAAGCGTCCCCGACTGGGACTTCGGGTTCACCACGATCGCCAGCGGGTCGTGCTTCTCCTGCAGCCTCACCAGCAGGCCGGTGACCAGGAGCGGAGTCGTGTAGAACTCCGGCGGCAGGTCGATGAGGACTTTCCCGCGATCCGACCGCAGCGCGGCCACCACCGACGCATGCTTGCGGTCCTCGCTGATCGCCGCGCCGAACGCCACCGGCACTACGGGATCAGGGTCGCGTTCCACGCGTCCTCCGGGATGACCTGCCACTCCTCGGCGATGTCCTCTTTCGGCACCCACTGGTTCAGGTACGCCCGGCGGAACTCGTTCAGCTTGCCCGCGTCCAGCGCCTTCTCGTACTCGCGGCGGATGTCGGCCTCCTGAATCGTCCGCCCGAGCGCCGGCATGCACGACCACCACGTCCGCGGGTCACCGGGGTCAGCATCCTCAGCCGCCGAATACTCGAAATACGCCAGGCCGCGAGTGCGGCCCTCCAGCACCGCACGCCGCCCGAGTTCAACCTTCGCCTCCAGGTACGGCGAGCCGCCCAGCCACCCGGCAGTCGACACCCACATGAGCAGCTTGTTCGCCCGCGTGATCATCGCCGGGCCGAACGCCTGCTCCAGCCGCCAGTCCTGCTGCGCGAACGCCTCGTCGAGATACGCCTCGTCCAGCGTGCCGCCGTGGCCGGCCTTCTCCGTGTTCGACTCGATGCCGAACCGGGAACCGTTCAGCCACCGGATGTGCTCCTGGCCACTCCCCAGGTTCACCCGGTGCCGCGGCCCGAACTTCCCCGACGCCGCCAGGGCATCGCAGAAGTCCTCGCGCCACTTCTCGTACGCCTTCAGCCGCGTCTGCGCCGTATACACGATGTGCTGACGGCGCCCGTAGAACTTCGTCGCGTTCGCCCGGTGCGTCGACTTGGCCAGGATGAACGTCGTCTTGCCCTGCTGCCTCGGGATCGTCAGGCCACCCTCGTCATACGCCAGGCGCCCCGTCTCCGGGTCAATCTCGCCGAGCACGTCCGCGACCATCTGCTGATGCGGCATGAACGGCGTCCCCAGCAGCCGCGCCACCTCGCCGACCATCGGGCCGAGCGTCGGCCGGTCAGGACTCCGGGGCGTCGCGAACCGCGGCGGGCACGGCCGGGACGCTGAGCGCGTCTCCGAGATCGTCGCCGTCATCGACCGCCAGCCTCGTCAGCTCCGCCAGGTTCTCCCGCAGCTCCCGGTTGATCGCCGCCACGCCCATCAGGCCCTGGCCGTTGTCCAGCACCCGCGCCAGCGTGACCGACATCGCCGACAGCGACTCGCCCATCGGGTGCGCCGTCAGTAGCGCTGCCAGGTCCGCCCGGACCCGGCTCTCGACCAGCCCTGGCTGCCCGGCCTCGTCCGGCCGCGGCCGCGACTTCCCCTTGCGCTGCGCGCGCACCCGGCACAGGTCCGAACAGAACTTCGCGGTGCCGCGCTTCGCGTCGAAAACCTCGCCGCAATCCTCGCAGCACTTGCGCACGCGGCCCTCCAGGATGGTCGACGGGCACCATCGCTACAGACGGTGACCATCCAGGGCGCTGTTACGTAACAAGGGTGGTCACCCTCAGTTTTTTGTCGGCTGCGGAGTCATGGCCGTCAGCCCCTACCGGCCTGGCGAAGCCCGGACCAGGCAATACGTCAGGATGTCCGCTTTGCTCTAGGGTCTGCGCTCGCCGGGTGCCGCGTGCCGCTCATCTCGCCGCGCTAGCCGCCGCCGCACTGTTCACTGTGCGTCACCACTGGCGGGCGCTGGCCCACCGGGCGGAGGTCCCTCGCATCCGGTTGCCGCGCCGCGCGCCCTCGCCGCGGTTGCAGCGCCTGTGCTCGAGGCCGGTGTAGCCGGTGCGGTCGGCGGTGTGGCCGAGGTCGATGCGCGAGCGGTTCCACATGGGCTGGCCGCAGCGTGCGCAGGGGTCGCCGGGGCGCCAGCGTGCGAGCAGGGCGTTGCGGACCTGGATGTGTGCCCAGCCGTAGCCGCGCTGGGTGGTGGTGCCGCGCCAG